ATAAAGTTACCAATCAGCATTGGGCAGAACTTTCAAATTCTTACAATTACAGTGATTGGTCAGACACTACTACATATGCACAAGGTGACCAGGTATACTACTATCTGACTGACAAATATTACCAAGCCCACACTTCGGGGGGACTGGGATCCAGTGCGGCACCAGCACTAGCGTCTGGAACTAGTTATGCAGTTAATTCCTTACTCTGGGGAGAGGTGCCAGTGTTTGATCGTTACATCGAATACGATCAGTCCTGGGAGACTAATAAAATTGGTAATGTCACCGGGGTCTTTAATGGAGATCCTAGTCTTTCGACAAGTTCAGATGGAGTGAATTTCTTTTTGTCTAACGTAGGGATACAAGTTCCTAACGGTCAAGACAAGGTATGGGTGCGGCACCGAAAGAGGGTTCCTAATTTAAATTATGTGCCGCACGATATCACAGAAGCAGATTACGTCTTAGACGATGTGGTCAAGTATCCCTCTACGGGAAGTAGCTTTGATTTATATGCCGCTATTAAAGCAGGTCCTTCAGAAAACCCGGGGGCACCTGGAGCAACACTTGAGTGGTCGCTTATAGAGATACCTTATATATTTAAGGATTACATCTCCTCCGGTGCGGCATCCGATATGTTACAATTAGATGAAAA